GTGAGTTAAAGTTTGTCAAAGCTGACAAAAGATTTTTAAACCCAGATTATAGAAAATTAAATTACACTCCACGCGATACACCATCTGTTTTATTAGATGACGAAGAAGCTCTACGTTTAGAAGACAACATAGAAACTTTAGGCGGAGGTGATTTACTGGCGGATCTACAAATTGATCCTAACTTTGCTAGTGTTAGTGTAGTGCGTAAAGCTATTAAAAATATGCCCGCAGAAGACAAAGCTATCAATTACTACAACGAGCTTACTACTGGTAATGCTAAAGAAGATAAATTAGCTCAACAAGAAATGGAAGACTCTGAGTTGGATAAATTTTTAAAATTAAAAGGCGAAGAAAAAATTTCTGTGTCTGAAATAGATAGCTTTATGGAAGGCTACATGGCTGGCATAGTAGTCGAGTCTGTGCCTAGAGCGTATAGTGGCATAGGTTTAAACCACGACGCTAAAAGCAAAGATTTTGAATTAAACCACACTTACTTACCTAGACTAAACCCTAAACAAGAAGAAAAAATAAAAGGTGTTCAAAAAAGTATAGAAGACGCAGGAGTAATGGCTGATCGATTTGAACAAGAGGACATACTCAGTGACATTGCTAATTCCACTTACGCTAATTCAATAAGTCACTTTCGTAGTAAATATGGTGCACCTTTATTTTGGGTGCGTGGGGCAAGCGGCACTTTATACAACGAAGCTGGTCAAAGCGTGCCTAACGTAAGAATTATTCATGAGATACAAAATGACTATGTACAACAAACAAGGGACCCTGAAGAAAGTGCTTTTACTAAACGTTTCATAGATAAACAAACACCACGTTACGAAGAATATAAAGACAAAACAGAGAAGTTAAGTTTAATTACTAATCGTTACAGTAATCTAGTTAGGGTAAAAGACTTATACCCACCTGAGCTAAGGGGCGAAGATGATGGTCTATATGGTGAATACGAAGACTTAAAAGGTATTAGACAAGATTCCGCTGGAGGTTACACAGATGCGAGTAAAAGAATTAAAGGTGAATATAATCCTATGATTAATTTTGCTATTTTGGCGCATGATACCGAGCTACCAAAACGTTTTTATGATGGTTCGGTTAGACAAAGTCTTATAAATGCAGAGAAAAAAGTAGCTAAATTAGAAGACAAATTAGATAGAAAAGAATACAAGATAGATGAAGGAGAAAATTTACCAGATTATCAAGACTTAGATTCGCAACTATTTAGGGCAGGAGAAGAGTTGGAAGTCTTAAGAAAAGTTGTTTCGAACCGAGATTACCTGCCACCGAAAAATGTGACGCTAGTGGTAGATGTTCTACAAGCACGTTTTAGCAAAGACCCTACAGCACCGCACACTACTTTAGGCCCAACAGCAACGAGACGCCCAAATATTCCTTCGTATTTAGGCGGCATGCTAATTCCTGGCACTCAATTTACAGGTGAAGAAGTAACACTAAAAGAAGAAATGTTGCATGATATTGAAAAAGAAAATTTTGCCGATCACATAAGGTTTATTGCTCAGGAAGTCAACAAAGACAATAATCAAAAAGGTTCGGCGGGGGCTAGAATTAAAGAGTTAGCTACGCAAATGGGACGTGATGTGGACATTAGTGGGATTAAAACCGAAGCAGAAGTAGAGGCTTTTTTAGCTGATCCAGGAGTACAATCGCGAATGTCAAAATTAGAAAACTTTAGCACGGCTTTTGATTTTGTCGTGCCACGTGAGTTGCAAGCACAACTTGGGACGATGGACCAACTAAATGAACAGTTAGCGACACGTACGCATAATAAATTACAAACTAAAAAGAAGATTGCTGAAGCATACAAAGACGAGGCACAAAGGTTAGTTAAAGATCGCCCGCAAGTTGCGAAACTTTTTCCAAAGTTAGAGAACATTGAAGAGGCGTTACAAGATCCAGCGCTTAAAAGAGAACCGCCGAAGGGCTACCAACAATATAAAGGAGGCATGACGCCAGTAATTAATCAGCCTTTTACTGAATCTTATGTGCGTAAGGGTGTGCTTAGTACCATCATTGATGCTTTGAAGAAGGGCGACCGCTATGTAGCAGTGCCGAACGATCAGACGCAACGAGATTTTAATACTGGTTCGCAAACTACTGCAGGTGGCACGTATGATATAGCTACTCAAGAGTTGCGCGACATCGCTGCGCAGTATGATTTGCCAGTGTTGGATTTGTCTATTACTAAACCTAGTTCTGTTCCTGAAATGATTACTAATATACCTTCTGCAATGGCAACAATTGATTTAGAGCCGTTGCGTGAGCTTATTGCTAAGGGTGATTTTAAAGGGTTTACAGGCTATAAAAAAGGTGGTGTGGTCAAAGCCCCGCCCGCGTTATACAAAGTCGATTACGGCGATTATGGTCGAAGCTATAAATAGAGTTATAATGGTTGCTATGAAAAAACCAGAAACCATAAAACAATTGCGTAGTATTCTGATTAAGATGCGTAGCTTTGATGTGGTCCAATACTGTTTGGACAATCCCCAGGTCGAGCTAGGTGAAATGCTCAGGGCCAAAGAACGTTTGGAGTTAGACACGCAATCCAAGTTAATCACTCAAGAGATCATAGAAAAGCTTAAAAAGAACTTGTAATGGCACGTATCAAACAAGTTCAGGTAATCGATCCCAATAAACACAAGGCCAAATGTACGTCACAAAGTACAAAAAGAAACATTGGTTTTTCCAAGATGAACAAACACAAGAGGCGATCTTTTAAAAAATATCGTGGACAAGGCAGATAAAACTTGTAATACTTGCCATATTATGGCACTACGTCTCGATGGAAAAGTGTCTAGTCTGGCGGATAGCCCTTGTATTGGCAGATGCTCAGTCGCTCAATGGGGCGACGATAGATGCAAAGGCTGTGGACGTTATGAACGTGAAACTATGTCGGCATATTGGAACGCCTTGCCGGAGACCGAACGTAAATTAATTAATTTACGCAACGCTTTTGAAGGCTTTGAGATCCGACACTTGCGTAAAGAATAACGTTACAGACTGGCTAATTTTAAAGCCTGGAGTAGACAGGAAGGAGAACACTGCGCTAAAAATGACCAAAAAATACATTCACGTTAATCAACATAAGATAAAAGCCAACCTAAAAAACGCTAGTAATGAGCCTGTTATTACAATTAAAGAAGGTAAAACCAACACTTATTGTCATGCCGTAAAGATTAAAGGTGATTCGGTAGTGCGTTATGGTGAAGCAGGTAAACCAATTCTTTCTTGTGGCGCTCGAGTGGTTATTGAAACACAGGCAGATATAGAAATAGTTAGATAATGACCGATAAAATTAATCCCCCACACTATAAAACTGGTCTAGTTGAGTGTATTGAAGCAATCGAAAGTAGTTTATCCCCCGAAGAATTTAAAGGGTACTTGAAGGCAAGTATCATTAAATATTTGTGGCGCTATGAACAGAAAAATGGCCTGGAAGACTTACAGAAAGCCGATTGGTTCTTAAGAAAGCTCATGTATCACGTGGAAAAAGACGAAGGACAAGGGACCAAGGACATAATGTGGAAAAAACGTATAAATTAGGTAGAAATTAGGTAAAAACGGGCTAAAAAGCCTTTCCTATAGAGGGTACTTTTATAATTACACCTAATGTGAATTTCTATTTCTCTGACTTTTTCTGGAACTGACTATCAAAATTTAACAATAAATCGACATTATGACGTTAGGTAAAGCTGTAAAGTAGGTCCTATAAGGGTTTCGACCTAATTTCTACCACATTAGGTCCACATTATGTACATTATGTGAAAATTAGTGCTATGATATTATATTCATTACTTTCTCCTTCGCTTAGGGGACAACGACACTTCTCCCCTTGTTCCCTAAGCTTTTTTCCTGTTTAATTATCTCGATGGCAAAAATAAAAGATCAAGACTTAGTTAGCAACGCTTTTAATATTACTGAAAAAGCCAAACGCTTTGCTGAAGAATACGTTTACAACGACGGCAGTAAAACTAAAGAAGAGTGTGCGATTTCTGCCGGATATGCCAAAGAGTCTGCTTCTGTTAGAGCTTCCGAACTAACCAACCCAAGAATGTACCCTAAAGTCGTTAAGTATATTGAACACTTGCAAAATCAATTAGCCAGTAAATATCAAGTTACTTACGGCAGACACATAAGAAAACTTGCTGAGATAAGAGACTTAGCAATAGAAAAAGGTAACTTTACCTCTGCTGTGGCGGCCGAAGTACAGCGAGGGCGTGCGGCTGGCTTGTATATTGAACGCAAGGAGATCCGTACGGGATCCCTGGAAAGCTTGTCCATTGAAGATTTAAAAACTAAAATTAAAACGCTGGTAGGTGATTACAAACCACTACTAGATGAAGGCGTAGATGAAGCAACCATCATCACGCAAGATAATAAATTAGATTCTTAATTATTTTTTGTAGGCAGACCAGATAGTTATAGCCAGAAAACAACACATAAGAAAAACAGCATCAGGATAAATAGGCATTTATCTGTCGTAATTCTTCGGTCTTGCGTCTTTGGTTTTAAGTTTGTGCAAACCTGTGGGGTCTAGGATATAAGAATAGTGATAGCCGTCTTTGTCTTTTACCACTATTTGAAAGCCATCAAAGTGAGTAATGATTGTCTTTCCTTCACGAAGTAAATAATCTTTGAGCTGAGATAAACTTGACCATTCTCTAGCTAGTAAAGGGTCTTGTTTCTGTTCTTGTGCCGTTGGTGGGGTAGCTTCCAAAACATCATAGATATATTTCTTTACTAACTCGTTTAAATCGTAACGAGTAATCATTTTCTTTTTCTTGTAATACTTTTTACCTAAATTTAATCTTTCCTCATCTGAAAGCTCAATTGATATGTTGGTTTTCATGCTTCCTCCTCAATCCAATCCTTCCAAGCTATTAAATAAAACTCAGAAAAAACAGAATCTTTAAAAGTAAATTTATCTAATCTATCCCAATAACTCTCTGCTTCTTTTCTATTAGTAAAAGTTTTTGACCTAGTATTTTCATGTAATTCAGGTGTGTAATAAGCTCTTGCCATACCAAATTTAACTGTATATTTCATGCTTCCTCCTCTTCAATAGCGGTTATGTCATCTACATCAAAAGGTATTTCACTCCACGTTCCATTTCTACAAATATGTATCGTGGTGTTATCAATTTCATCTTCTCCGATACATATTCCATCAATAGCGATAATGTAAGTTTTACTCATGCTTCCTCCTCTGAATGCTCAGTCAACCAACCATATTGTTCGATAATCTCTTTATCATCTATATCTTTAAAATCAGAAAAGTAATGTGTTTCAACATAATCATACAATTCTTCGTATCTATCTTGCATAACCATATCATGAACATACTTCATATTGCTTTCAACTAATTTTGCTTTCATTTCTTCAATACTCATACTTCCTCCCTTCTATGTTTTCCTTCCTCTATATATTTATCAGTGTTTTCGTCATAAATATCCATAACTAGCCAATCTTCTATGTTTTCTTTTAAATCTCTAATAGCCATTTCTTTTGCTTCTTCTATTGAGCAATCTATTGCCCAAATTGTAAAATCTGTGGTTATATCAACTCTAAGTTCTTGGTATTTTTTCATCTTTTTACCTCGTATTGTTTATCTAAATCTCTGAAAATAAGTCTTACTGTGTCGTCTGCTAAAACTGTGTGGTCGTGTTGCATGATAAAAGTGTCCTCGTCATAAACTACTATGGTTATCTTCATGCGATAATCATTTAATTTAACTTTCACTGTTTTCCTCTGCATATTTCTTGTCGATAAAATCTTTATTTTCTTTTTGCCATGTAGCTTTAGTTTTAAAAGTTTCTCCGTAAGCATGTTTCTCGGACAAGTATTCTTGATAAAACCTGTCGATAAATAACTGCTTGTTGGATCTTTTTTCCTTGTAGCTAAAATCTGTGTCTTTGGGCATCTTAATCATAATTATTTTCTCTGTTAGGTCGGTAGCTGATTTTAAGGGTACCTTTGCGTCATATAGTGTGGTACTAACTTCAGCTGATGCATTGTAATAAAACCAGCTACCTATTAATTGGTATCGAAACATCAACCAATTAAATATTTTCCTCCGTTTTTTCTTTGTTACAAATAGGACAATTGTCTAATGGTTTAGGTATAACTGCGTTTTCTGGTATGGCACTTAATAATTGCTCCAATCTATCGATAGCAGTATTCATCAGTTCTGGTTTGTCTGTTACTCTTAACAAATCAATCATTCCTATTTGATGTCTGATAAGTTCTTCTAAGTTCTTTTCTTTTATCACTTTTCCTCCGTTTTCTCTGTTATAAACTTGTCAATATAATCTATAGCATCATCTAGTCGTTTGTGATTTTGAGTATAAATTGTTGGTTTACCATTTTTAAAAACATAATCTTTGATGTATTCCCAAGCACAATCCAAGTGCCATTGTTCCCATTCTGCTTTTTTAATTACTTGTTGTTTGTCTTTCATGCTTCTTCCTTTTCTAATTCTGCTAAGTATTCCTGCACAATTTCTTCGCCAATAATATAAGCGTACATATTGACAACGTGTTCTGGCGAAGAAAAATCTGAATTAACTTCGCCAAAATTAAATTGTTCATACTCTCTAATATGTTCTATAACTTCAAAGACCATATCGCCTAGCCATTGTTTAGCTTGATAAGTTCCTATGATGTAGTAGTCCTCATTAAAAGCGTGGTGGTGTAGGTCGTCTTTCCAATCTTTAGATTCTTTCAACCATTCCTCATTGTCTTCAATGTAGTTATCAAAGTATTCTTTGATTTCTTCTTTTTTATAATCCATGTTTAGTTCCTTTGTTAAGCAAGTTCAAGGTTCTTGTTTTATCAAGTATCGCTAAATACTCAAGAAGAATAATGTTATGTGTACTTCTTCCAAGCCGATTTTTTGTACACAACCTCTATCTTTGCAAATGTTCTTTAGGCGTAAAAATCTATTGCTTGGTCGTCAATAAATTCTCGCCAACTTTCGTTTACACTATCGACTAAAAAAGGATAAGCTTCTGTTGAAACCAACCCTTTTAATTCTAGTACAAACTCTCGGTCTTCAGTCCAATGATGCTCGCAATTTATAAAATATCGATTGCATAAGACGTTCACTTCGTTTTCTGTTTCTTCGAGTTCTTTTTTAACCCAACCTACTTTACTCATTTTATTGCCCTCCCGAAAACTCTTTAGTTAAGTTTTCTATAATTGATAATATATCGTCTTGGCAATAACTCATCATGGTATCGATTGCTACTCTGCGTTCAATTCTATCTCTTACTGCATAGGGCAATTGTGATTTTATTGAAAAATTTCCTTTGTCGTAGCTATCGTAAGATGAAAAACTCAAATGAGCTTCTCCTCCATACTCTTTTGCTCCCCATTGAATAGGCAAAGTATCGTTTATAGTTCTAACAAGTTCGGTTAGTCCTCGTTCCTCTTCTCCTATCTTTTTGTTGAGTTCAGCTCTTTTTTTAACCAAACGAGTAATTTTTTTATATTGCGTTTTGGCTAAGGCATAGTTTTTGTTTTTGTTAATTGCTTCAGTAACAATTTTTAAATTGTTAGCTTCAACTCCCTCTATTATTTCCGCAACTAGATTATTTCTGTCGCATACTCTCATAGGTGATTTTTTCATTTTATTTACTCCTATATTATTAATTAAAATGTAGTCCTATCTTATATGAAATCTCCCATAAAATAAAGCATTATTTACTCTTTCTTTTTTCTAACTTAAACTGCTGTAATTAATGGCTTCACTAGAAAAAAACTTTTGGCAAGAGATAAGAAAAAAACTCAAGCAATATCAATGGTTACGGCTTGAGTCATACGCCACACAAGGCGTTCCCGATTTACTCGGCACAACTCAAGACGGAATGTTTTTTACTGTTGAATTAAAAGTAACCAAAAGTAAAAGAGTAAAAGTATCGCCTCATCAAATTGCTTTTCATAAAGCTAGATTAAATAGCCCTAGTTTTATCTTGGTTAAGTCCCTCGTCCAAGCACCTTCGAAAAAATCTCAGCTCTATCTGTATCACTCGTCTCAGCTTGACCAACTATTGACTAAGGGCATTGAACCTTCGTTCCTCGTCCCTGCTGGTTGGTTAAATTTTGACCAGCATTTGTCAAGCGTCCTTGCGAAGTTCAATCTCGCACGAAAAAGCCCTTAAAAAGCCACAAGCTGGGCGTAAGAACGAAGTGTCCCAGCTTGTGGCTTGTATCTGTTCGGTAAGAGCTGGCCGTCACCTGGATCTCCCAGGTTATCACCTGTGTCGGCCAATGAAAAAGCCGGAACCTCTTGCGAAGCTCCGGCTTTAACCCATAGGAGTGGTCGGTCCTATGTCCCCAAGTGTGATTGGGCTGAAAGTTTTTTATTATCAATTACATTCTCGATACCTCCTATGGTTTTTGTTTGTTATTTATCCTAAGTCTTTTACCTTTCCATCTTTATCTTTGATTAAAAGATATTCAAAACCACAACCTCCTGCGAGTGATTGTTTGTAATTATCAATCTCTTCATCAAAGTCGCCTTCGATTTCATTTTTATAATTACCTGATGGTAATCCAAGAGCTTGGACTTCGGGAACAAAATCACAAATCATTCTTCTTGCTTCATCCCCCCATTCATCATCTTCGGAACTAATTACTGCAACAGTAATTTTCTGTCCAATTATTACATCACAAAACTCGAAAGTCTTTCCCTTAATTTTTTTATCTGTCATTTTTGCCTCCTATGGTTTTTGACATTATATAAGTATAGTCCCATAAATATTAGCCCATGTCAAGTTCAATCTCGCGCGAAAAAACCCTTGACAAGCGACAAGCTAGACGGCCGTCTAGCTTGTCGCTTGTATCTGATAACTTGTCGCTTGTATCTGGCCGCTGGACCCCGCTGCAGGATCTCCCAGCCAGGTAAAAAAATAAAAAACAAATAAAAAGAAGGGCGTCCGAAGACGCCCTAAGTGTGGGGACACACGAAATCATTTCTTACTCTCACTGAGAAATAATATATAAGCTTTATTTGTAATATTTTTAGGATAAGAAGGCAAAGTTTCTGCTGTTGCTCTACCTGATAATCCCTCTGTTAAATATCTCCAAAGCTTCTCGTTGTTTGGTGGTATTGAAATTATTTCTTTTTTCATTTGTCCTCTCCATAAACTGCGTTGCTGAAACGCTCGGCATTGAAGTGTTTGTTGTCTTGTCTAAACATAGCGTTAAGGTCAAACATCAAACCTTGTGGTAAATCGTGAGAGTACTTGTTAAGTACTCTCGCGATAGCGACATAATCTTTTCTAGTCATTCTGTTTCCTCCCTGATGGCACGACCTAACAAATCCATACGAATAGGAATGACATAATCATTGTTGCAATCATCACAGCAACGCTCGGTAAATTCTCTTAAAGGTCTGGGATTATGCCCTCGACCTTTAAAAGACTTTCCACAAAGTGAACATTTCCTCATGACAAGTCCTCCAATCTTCTTGGTTGAAACTGATTGCTAAGTTCGGCAATCTCCTCTAGTTGGATAGTGTCTGCTCTGCCATTACTGACAACAGTTACACCATTGATGACCAAATCTCTAAGGTCATTCTCAACGCCACCGATTACAGTGCCATTGTCCAAAGTTAAGTTAAAAATTATCTTCATGTGTCCTCCTATGGTTTTAATAAAGATATAGAAATTATATAACCTATCTTATATAAACGCAAGTAAAATATTACCTCGCGTGCGGGGGCGGGGCAATCGACAAGCCACATCAGGTCACTATTCTATTTGTATTTCTTTTACAATGAATGTCAAAACTATGTGACGTAGAACAAAGAACGATGTGCTATCTGCACTTCGTGATGTTCTGTCACAATAGTTTTGACAATGAATGTAAAAGAAATAGAGATAGAAATAGAAATAGTGTCCAGATGTGGCTTGTCGATTGTATCTGTGCCCCCATCCCCCCCAATTGCTTAATGACTTACTAATACCTATAGAAAAGAAAATACACATAAGAAAAGATTCCAGATAATTCAAGACCCGACCCCCCTTATTTTTATTAATAAAACCTTTACTTTTGGCTGAAAAAAATATTTCAAAATTTTTCCGAAAAGTGTTTAGTAAGCTCAGATAGTGTAAGATGATTTTGCCATGAAAGAGAGAAAGTGCTTGGGCTGTAGTAAAACCTTCCCCTTAACTAGCTTTGAAGCAAAAAATTCAAAAGGTGTTTTCTATCGAAATACCTGTCCCAGTTGTCGCCGCGTTGTACAAAATAGAAAGAAAAGTAAAACTCCAGAAGCCTACCTAAAAAATTTATACAGTCATTTAAAATCCTCACGTACCAAAGATCATCCTGAAGTAGTTTGGGATATAGAAGTAGAAGACCTAGTAGCTATCTGGCAAGCTCAAGCCGGACGCTGTGCCTTGACTGGTTTGGTCATGACATATCACAAAGACGGACAAGGTAAAAAAGATTTAAATGTTTCAATAGATAGAATAGATCCAAATATCTGGTATATTCCTAATAATATTCAATTAGTTTGTAGTCGCGTTAATATACTAAAACACAGTCTAAGTGAAGATTTACTCTACTGGTGGTGTAAAAATATAGTCGAATACAAAGAAAAGGAATAGATATGAAAAAACATTATGGCCGAATTTATTTTATATACGACATTATTTTTATGTATTATTGCTATGATAGGTGAAAACTCAAATCCAAGAGGGATGAATATTTTTTGGTACAAAGTTAGAATAAAATTAAAAGAGTATTGGAAAGCTTTGAAAGAGTACGATTCTGGAAACTAGTATGACAGATAAAAATTTTGATTTAGAAAAGTTAGCAGAACTTTATCCAGACGCTGCTAAAGAACTCTTGTCGTACACGCAAGCTTTAGATTCTAAATTATTGCAGAAAGAAGGCAGTGATGATTTCATTACTTACATAAAACACATGTGGCCAGACTTTGTGCAAGGCGAACATCACAAAATATTTGCCAAAAAACTAGAAGATGTAGCGAAAGGCAAGATTAAAAGACTTATTGTCAACATGCCACCTCGTCACACCAAGTCAGAATTTGCTTCGGTGTTCTTTCCTAGCTGGTTGTTGGGTATAAATCCAAAGCTCAAGCTCATGCAGATTACCCACACCGCTGAACTAGCGTTTAGATTCGGTCGTAAAGTACGTGATCTAATTGATTCTGAAGAGTACAAACAAGTTTTTCCTGACGTTTCACTCAAAGCCGACAACAAATCAGCTGGAAGATGGGAAACTAACAAGGGCGGTGAGGCATTTTATGCTGGTATTGGTGGTGCGGTGACTGGACGTGGTGCCGATTTACTAGTGTTAGACGATATTCACTCGGAACAAGACGCCATGTCACCTAGATCATTGGACAATGCGTGGGAATATTACAGTTCTGGACCAAGACAAAGGCTGCAACCTGGCGGATCTATCGTTGTAGTGATGACTAGATGGAGCACCAAGGACTTAACCGGCCGATTATTAGCCAAACAATCCGAAGAAAAGGCAGATCAGTGGGAAGTTGTCGAGTTTCCGGCTATTTTTCCTGATACTAACAACCCCTTGTGGCCAGAGTTTTGGAAAATAGAAGAATTAGAGTCAATTAAAGCGTCTTTACCAGTTTCAAAGTGGTCCGCGCAGTGGTTACAGAACCCAACTTCCGAAGAAGGTGCAATTTTAAAGCGTGAATGGTGGCAAACTTGGGAACAAGACGACATTCCAGAAATGCAATACGTTATTCAGTCGTATGATACGGCATTTTCTAAGAACGAAACGGCAGATTACTCTGCTATTACCACTTGGTGCGTATTTATGCCCGATCAACACACCAATCGACCAGCTTTATTGCTCTTAGACGTGAAAAAAGGACGTTGGGACTTTCCAGACCTAAAACGTCAAGCTCTAAAAGAATATGAATATTGGGAACCCGACACTGTTATTGTTGAAGCCAAAGCTTCTGGTATGCCATTGACACATGAACTCAGACAAATGGGCATACCCGTAGTAAATTTTACGCCTGGACGTGGGCAAGACAAGATAGCTCGAGTTAATGCAGTTTCACCACTGTTAGAAGCAGGCATGGTTTACGCTCCAGATACACGTTGGGCAGAAGAACTAATTGAAGAATGTGCAGCTTTTCCTTTTGGTGACCACGATGATTTGGTAGACTCTACGACACAAGCTTTAATGCGTTATCGTCAAGGCGGTTTCATAGGACTAGCATCTGATGACGATATGAATGATAATGAGCCTAGAAGATTAAAAGTTTTTTATTAATATATGTCAAACAACACACCTACAAACATCGAACGACTCTCTGATCTAATTGATTTGGATGTTGAGTCTGGTGAAACTGTAGAAATAGAAACGCCAAACCCAACCGACACCGAAGTTGATGTTGAGTTTGCTGCGGATGGTTCAGCAGAAGTAAATTATTTTCCCGACGAAGAGACGATGGCCGAAACGCCATTCGATGCAAACTTAGCTGAGTTCGTAGATGAAGGCGAACTAGGTGCCTTAAGTTCTCAGCTAATGGGCGACTTTGAAGAAGATCAAAGTAGTCGAGAGGAATGGGAAGATACTTACATTAGAGGTTTAGATTTACTTGGTTTTAAATACGAAGATCGTGACCGACCTTTTCCTGGTGCTTCAGGAGTAACGCACCCAATGATGGCTGAAGCTGTCACTCAATTCCAAGCCCAAGCGTTTAAAGAACTATTACCATCCAAAGGTCCAGTCAAAACTCAGATCATGGGTGCAGTAACACCAGAAGTAGAAATGCAATCCAGCCGTGTGCAAGAGTTTATGAATTATCAGATCACTACGGAAATGGAAGAGTACACACCAGAAATGGATCAACTCTTATTTTATTTACCCCTAGCAGGTTCGGCGTTTAAAAAAGTTTACTACGACACTATGAAGCAAAGAGCTTGCAGTTTATTTGTCCCAGTTGAAGATTTATTAGTGCCGTATTCTGCTAGTGATATAAACACTTGCGAGCGTGTTACGCACATTGTCAAGATGACACACAACGAAGTTCGTGCCCAACAATTAAGTGGTGCTTACTTAGACATAGAAATCAAACCTTCAGAAATGAGTGTGACCGATGTTGAAGATAAAACAGATGAGCTAGAAGGTATCGAAAATACTTCGGACATGATGTACGAACTTTTAGAGTTTCATGTTTCGTTAGACTTGCCTGGGTTTGAAGATCCCGACGGGATGCACATACCATACATAATCACAATAGATAAAACTTCTTCTAAGATTTTATCCATTCGTCGTAATTATCGCGAAGACGATCCACTCAAACAAAAAATACAGTACTTCGTACACTACAAGTTTTTACCTGGATTAGGCTTCTATGGGTTCGGCCTAATCCACATGATCGGTGGGCTATCCAGAACGGCAACTGCTGCTTTAAGACAGTTAATAGATGCCGGTACTTTAAGCAACTTGCCCGCCGGTTTCAAAGCTAGAGGATTAAGAATCAGGGACGATGAAACTCCTCTAGAGCCCGGCGAGTTTAGAGACGTCGATGCTCCGGGCGGAGCGCTAAAAGATTCTCTAGTACCACTACCATATAAAGAACCATCACAGACTTTACTCGCTTTGATGGGAACTTGCGTAGATGCCGGGCAAAGATTTGCGTCAACTACTAATCTACAAGTTGGCGAAGGTAATCAAGAATTACCAGTTGGTACCACTATGGCATTGCTTGAACAAGGCACGCGAGTTATGTCAGCAGTACACAAAAGATTACACTACGCACAAAAAACAGAATTTAAAATTTTAGCTAGATTGTTTGCTGAAACTCTCCCAGCTGAATATCCCTACCAAATTATTGGTGGCGATCAAAGTATTAAACAAACTGACTTCGATGGACGTATCGACATCATCCCAGTTAGCGATCCAAACTTTTTCTCAATGTCACAAAGAATATCTTTGGCACAACAAGAATTACAATTGGTACAAAGCAATCCAGAAATACACAACATCAAAGAAGCCTATCGTCGTATGTACGAGGCCCTTGGTACTGAAAATGTGGACACCTTATTTTTACCAGACCCACCACCGCCAGTGCCAACAGACCCAGCGTTAGAAAATGCCGGTATGCTCATGGGTATGCCAGCGACAGCATTTCCTGAACAAGATCATGCAACGCATATCGAAATCCATTTGGCCTTCGTCGAGAATAAATATGTTCAAGCTAATCCAGCCACAGTCAGTATGATTGTCAGTCATGTGTTACAACACGTCTCGCTCTTGGCCCAAGGACAAGCTGAACAAGAACTACAACTGCAATTACAACAGAATCCTGAACTAGCAATGCAAATGCAACAACAAGAAATGATGAACCAGCAAGCAGCAGCTCAAGGCCAACCGCCGATGCCTAACCCAATGCTAGAAAATATGAAGGCGCAAACGCAACTAGAATTAATGCAACAACTAATGCCACGTTTAGATGACATTTTAAACACTGGCGAAGGTGATGCCATTACGCAATTGAAAGCTCAAGAGCTACAGATCAGAGCGCAAGAAAATGCCGACGATAAAGAAATTGCAGAAAAACGTTTAGATTTAGACGAAGAAAAGCTAAAATCACAAGAAGACATCGCCGCTATGAAAATAGAGGCGCAGAGAAATAAAGGAGGATAAGATAGACGAACTTAATTTCGCGCAATTAGTTCAGCGCGCTATCTCGAAAAGAGAGGAACAAATACAAGACATAATGCTCGGTGGTGAAATAAAAGACTATGAGCATTACAAAAATTTAGTCGGTCAAGTTCAAGCGTTGAATTTTGTTAAAGAAGAGATTCGAAACTTATTAAAAAACATGGAGACGTTTGATGACTAAAACCACACTAGAAAAGAAATGGGCTGAAGAAACCGAAAGCAAAAGCGCTCTTGAAAAAGCGTACAAAGGCAAAAAGAAAAATGAAGCTGCTTCGCTTAGTCCAGAAGAATTAGACAAAAGTGTAATAGACCAATTACCAGCACCAACCGGCTGGCGTTTGATGGTCTTACCATTCAAAACAAAAAAGGTAACCGACGGTGGTATTCATTTAGTAGACAAAGCGCTTGATCGACAACAAGCAGCTACCGTGTTAGGTTACGTTTTAAAAGTAGGCCCAATGGCTTACACAGGTGAACGATTTTCTTCAGGTCCTTGGTGTCAAGAAGGTGACTGGGTGCTGTATGCACGTTATGCCGGTTCACGGATTGATATAGAGGGCGGAGAAATAAAAATACTGAACGATGATGAAATTATTGCTACAGTATCGGATCCAGAAGCAATTCTGCATAACTTTTAACTACATGGAGAGGAACCATGCCAGAAACTAAATTTAAAAATTTAAGCCAAGCTGATGAGCTTGTGCCCATAGATACCGACGGTGAAGAAGTCGAGGTAGAACTTGAAGAAGAAGCTATTAAGACTCGAAAACCACAAATAATAGATGACGAAGAAGGAATAGACGAAGAAGACGAAAATGAAGATGAAGAAGCAGTAGTAGCGAAAGAAGAAACTGAACACGAAGAATATAGCAAAGGTGTTCAAAAACGTATTGATAAACTAACTGCAAAGTTACGTGAAGCAGAACGTCGTGAAAAAGCGGCGACTGAATTTGCACAAAATGTGCAGACTGAAAATCAAACGTTAAAAACGAAGAACGAAGAATCTGATAATAATTATGTTATAGCTGAAGCAAATAGAATAACAGCAGAAACAGAAAAAGCTAAAAACGATTTAAGAGCAGCAAACGAAACTGACGACATCGACAAACAAACAGATGCCCAACAAAGGCTGGCTGTATTGGCAGGTGAAGCACAACGTATGCAAGCACTTAACAAAGAAAGGGAGAAGGCTACTAAAGAAACTGAAGCGCCTTCTGAAACTAAACAAGAAACTTCAACGCAACAGCCAGTTCAGTACCCAGACCCAGATCCAAAAGCTCAAGATTGGGCCGAAGATAATAAATGGTTTGGTCAAGATCGTGCTATGACCATGACCTCTTTTGCTATTCATCAAGATTTAGTTGAAGAAGGATTTGATCCTACTGCCGATGAGTACTATACTGAAATAGATAAAAGGATTAGAAAAGAGTTTCCTCATAAATTTAATGAGGACTCAGGAACTAAAACCCGATCCGTTCAAACGGTTGCTTCTGCCAAACGCAGTGCAAAAACTGGACGCAGCAAGTCTGTGAAACTCACACCTTCACAGGTCGCAATTGCTAAAAAACTTGGTGTGCCACTTGAAGAATACGCGAAGTATGTTAAATAACGTGGAGGAAACATATTATGGCTAACAAAAAAACTGACGAAACTCGTCAACCACGCGAAGCTCAAACCAGAGAGAAAACTTCTCAAAGGAAACCTTGGGCTCCCCCATCCGCCTTGGATGCACCACAACCACCTGAAGGCTATGTCCACAGATGGGTTAGAACCGAAGTTAGAGGTTATGATGACCGCAAGAATATGAGTGCCAGACTCCGTGAGGGGTGGGAACCAGTTCGAGCCGATGAGTACCCTGACTTTGAATATCCAGCTCTTGATAGTGGCAGATACGATGGTGTTATTGGTGTTGGCGGATTGATTCTTTGCAGGATTCCACGTGAAACCGTGGATGAAAGAAGTGAATACTTCAATGCAAAGACCCGAGATCAAATGTTATCAGTAGATAATGATTTGATGAAGGAAGAAAATCCAGCCATGCCGATCAATAAGAGTAGGCAAAGTCGCGTAACATTTGGCGGAAATAGAGGCGAGTAACATCAATTTTATTTCTTAATTTTAATTTGTTATATATGGAAAAGTTACAATGGCAAATACAGATGCAGCATTTGGTTTAAGACCCTACCAAGGGTTTTCACCATCTAATGCTATTCCACAAGCCCGTAAATACTTAATCAATCCATCAGGTTACGGAACTACCATCTTTCAAGGTGATTTAGTGAAGTTTAATGCTGGATATATTGAACAAGCAGGTGTTAGTGATGCTAATATCGTTGGTGTATTTAATGGCGTGTTCTATCAGTCTTCTGACGGTCCAGTATACAAAAATCACTATGTAGCTAGTACAACTGCTAGTTCAGGTGATATTGAAGTATACATTTACGACGATCCAAACATGTTGTTTTTAGTGCAGGGTGATTCAGCTACTGCCACTACTCAAGCAGCTGTTGGTAAAAACGCAGATTCTGTTGGTACAAGTGGTAGCACTACTACTGGACTGTCTTCCAGAGAACTTGACGTAAGCACTCTCGCAACAACCCAAGGCCTTCAATTGAAGGTTGTCGGTTTCGCAGACGATGACAAAAACGGGACTGTAGCAGGTACGCACGCTAACATGGTAGTCATGATTAATGAGCACGCCTACAGAGGTCCAATAGCAGGTACTTAATAATGGCTATATCTAGAGCACAATTAGTTAAGGAGCTTGAACCAGGATTAAACGCACTTTTTGGTCTTGAGTACGACAGATATGAGAATGAACATGCCGAAATTTTCGACACAGAAACCTCAGATCGTGCTTTTGAAGAAGAAGTAATGTTGTCTGGTTTTGATGTCGCACCTGTGAAGTCTGAAGGATCAGGAGTGGCTTTTGACACAGCTCAAGAGTCTTTCACTGCTCGTTACAGTCACGAAACAGTTGCGCTAGCGTTTAGCATTACTGAAGAAGCGATCGAAGATAACTTGTACGACAGATTGTCTGCAAGATATACAAGAGCGCTAGCTAGAAGTATGTCAACAACTAAGCAAATTAAAGCTGCCTCAGTTTTAAACAATGCCTTCAGCAGCAGTTTCGCTGGCGGTGATGGTAAAGAGCTATGTGCTACTGACCACCCTACTATTAGTGGTGGTAATTTAAGCAACGAGCTTTCTACTTCAGCTGACTTAAACGAAACTTCTCTTGAGCAAGCATTAATTGATATTGCGGCGTTCGTAGACGAACGTGGATTAAAAGTAGCAGTACAAGGGACTAAATTAATTATCCCTAAAGAGCTACAATTCACAGCTGATAGATTGCTTGAGTCACCAGGTAGAGTGAACACTTCTGATAACGATATTAACGCTATCAGAAACATGGGCATGGTACCTGAAGGTTATGTAGTAAATCACTACTTAACTGACACTGACGCGTTTTTCATTAAGACTGATGCACCAAACGGATTTAAAATGTTCGAAAGGTCGCCTATCAGAACTTCAATGGAAGCAGACTTCGACACAGGTAATGTGCGTTACAAAGCTAGAGAAAGATACTCCTTCGGATTCTCGGATCCAAGATGTGTCTTCGGTTCTCCAGGAGCATAAGTTCATACTTAATTAAGAACCCCGCCGGTGGTTTTTTACTCAAGCCGGCAACTTTTTAAAAGAGAGGCTATACGCCTCTCTTTTTTTGGTATAATATTTAGTGACTAGGATTATTTTAACTTGTTCTATCAACTGACCTAGCAGACAAGCCAAGATGATAGAACTTATTCTCGTGGAGGGAATTATGGCAAAATCAACTTTTAGTGGACCAATTAGATCACTTGCAGGAATTATTACTGCAGGTAACGCTAACGTGGTCAGTTTAACTGCAGACACTACTTTAACAGTGGACGCACATGCGGGTAAGATTCTAACGACTAATGATGCTGATGGTAAATTTACTTTACCTAGTATTGTAGCAACTGCTCCTGGCAGGGATGATGACCCTAATCAATTAAACAATTTAGGAGCTAGTTTCTTCTTTGTAGTAGAAACAGCAGCAACTGATATGGACATCTTAACTGATGGTACTGATAAATTTGTTGGTGGCCTATACACAGGTAAAGATGACGCTACAGGTAAAACATTTATCTCTGGTGCATCTAATGATGTGATTACTATGAATGGTTCTACTAAAGGTGGACTAGCTGGTAGTATTGTTAAAGTTACTGCTATCGCTGCAGCTAAATACGCTGTCGAAGGTATAATTTTAGGCTCAGGCACTATAGTTACACCATTTGCTGACGCATAATCAGGAGTAAAACATGGCTGATACAGTAACAAGTCAAACTATTCAAGACGGTGGCAAAACTGCCGTCTTGAAGTTTACTAACGAATCAGATGGCTCTGGTGAATCTTCTGTTAAAAAAGTAGATGTTTCAGCATTAGCTGCAGATAGTGCCGGTAACGCCTGCACTTCGGTTTCTATTGCTAGAATTTACTGGGCATGTAGAGGCATGGGTGTAGACATCGAGTTTGATGCTTCAACAAACGTGCTTGCTATACCTTTACCAGCAGATAGCACTGGTGATGAGTATTATGATTTGTTTGGTAGCATACCTAATAACGCAGGTTCTGGCGTAACTGGTGACATAGACTTCACAACAGTTGGTGCCAGTAGTGGTGACGCCTATTCAATTATTTTAGTTTTACACAAAAACTACTCATAGATATGGCAACCTCTGGAACTAATGCGTTTGATTTAAGCATCGACGAATTAATTGAAGAAGCTTACGAACGTTGCGGTCTAGAACTGAGAACAGGTTACGATTTAGATTCTGCAAAAAGATCATTAAATATAATGATGGCAGATTGGGCCAATCGTGGCCTGAATCAGTGGACTATAGAACAGAGAACATTTACCACTACAAAAGGTACTAGTGACTATAATTTAGGCACAGATATTATTGATGTGACCGAAGCAGTAATTACTAGAGATAGCACTGATATTCAATTAGAAAGAATTAGTCGCTCTGATTATTTATTTACTCCAACAAAAACACAACAAGCTAGACCTACACAATTTTTTCTAGATAGACAAACTACTCCCGTAGTAAAACTATTTCCAACACCTGAAAACTCTACAGACGTGATTAAATATAATGCGTTGACTAGAATTCAAGACGTTGGAGACTACACTAATAATATGGAAGTAGTCTTTCGTTTTATTCCGTGTTTGGTTTCTGGACTAGCTTATTATCTAGCAATGAAACGAGCACCAGAAAAAGTACAGCTTTTAAAATCAATTTATGATGAGGAGTTTGATAGGGCAGCTTTTGAGGATATAGATAGCGTTAGTTCTAGGTTCTTGCCTGGTCGAACTATTATGTGATGCCGAAGAAAAGAGATCCAAAAAAAGGTACAGGTAAAAAACCAAAAGGTTCAGGACGCAGGTTATATACTGACGAAAATCCAAAAGATACAGTAAAGATAAAATTTGCTACACCAGCAGATGCTAGAGCTACGGTAGCAAAAGTAAAAAAGATTAAAAAACCTTTTGCACGAAAAATTCAAATACTTACAGTAGGAGAACAACGTGCTAAAGTTATGGGTAAAAATCAAGTGGTAAGTATTTTTAAAAAAGGCAAAGAAGCCATTAGAAAACAGAGGAAAGCATGAGTTTTGCTTCTAATAAAAACGCCTACGGCATTTGCGATATATCAGGTTTTCGCTATCGACTAAAAGATATGCGAAAAACTTGGGATGGTCTACTAGTTGGACCAGATCAGTACGATCCTAAACATCCACAACTACAACCAAGGCACAAACCAGCTGACCCTGAAGCTTTACGTGATCCTCGACCCAATACTGATTTCGAGGTCGGACAAGGTAAAGTAGTTACTACTGAAGACCCTATTGGCACTATGATTATAGGAAATAAATTAACAGCATCTATTGGAAATGTTACAATCACGACATGACCTTAACAGAACTAAAAACTTTAATTCAAAATTTTTGTGAAAGCACAGAGACAACTTTTGTTGCTTCGTTAGATGATTTTATAAAAAATACAGAAGATAGGATATTTGAATTAGTTCAATCAGATTATTTTAAAAAAATAGTGGCAGGTAACGTTAGCACTGGTAATAGATTTTTAACTTGTCCAACAGATTTTATTTTAAGTTTTAGTTTAGCTGTTATTGATTCTAATAACGACTATCACTATTTATTAAAAAAACACTCTAGTTTTATGCAAGAGTACAACAAAGATATTTCTGATACTAGTCTACGTGGTTTGCCAAAATACTACGCTGATCAAGATAAAGAACTTTCTTCTGGGTCTAACGCTGGCTCCACTTTAATTATCGCTCCAGTTCCTGATGCAAATTATTCTGTAGAGCTAACTTATTTACACAAACCAAATAGTTTGGTCACAGATACAACTGGAACGTGGCTATCAACTAATGCTAGAAATGCTTTGCTTTATGGGTCTTTAGTAGAGGCCTATACTTTTTTAAAAGGCGAACAAGATTTATTGCAACTTTATGAAAATAGATTTGTTCAAGAAATAGAAAGACTTAAAAATAGAGCGGAAGCTAGAGGTAGACGTGACGAATATCGTTACGACGCATTGAGGTCGCCTACTACTTAATGAAACCAATAAAAAAACTAGAAGGTAAAACTATAGGTATTGTTGGGTTGGGGTCAAGTTGGCTTGAATACAATTTAGCTAAATCACACGGACAACATTTTGATGAAGTATGGGCAATAAATAATGTCGCTTCAGTTATTTATCACGATCGTGTTTTTATGATGGACCCACCTAATAGATTTTTAGATAGTGATGATGCTGGCGGTCAAACTGAAGGCATGAAAAGTCTTTTACTTAAACATGACAAACCTATTTACACCTGTGTTGATGATGAGCGCTGCAATGAAAACCTACAAAAATATCCGGTCTTTGAAATACTTAAAGATTTAAACTGTCACTATTTAAATAATACCGTTGCATACGCTATTGCATTTGCTTTATGGAATAAAGTTGGGCACCTCAAATTATTTGGCATAGATTTTTCATACAAAGGTAATTTACATTTTGCTGAATCAGGCAGAGCCTGTGTTGAGTTTTGGTTGTGCAAATGTTCAGAAGCAGGAATGAAAATAGAAGTAGCAGCTAGTAGTGCTTTGTTAGACACAGCTGTACCTTTAAATGAAAAATTATACGGCTATCATAGACTAGAAGATCCTTTGATACCTATAGTTTTAGAAGACGGCACTTTATCTGCTCAAACAGAAAGTTCTTTGCAAACAAAAGTTGTTGCAAAAGAAGGAGTTTTGATTGGCCGTCACGATGAGCATTTAAAACCAGTGGAGCCAAAAAAATGGTAGATGAGATAACTCCTGGCGGATTGCCAGAACTAGGCGTAGTAGAAACTAAAACAACTAACTTTGGTGGGCATCCGCCAGAGTTTTGGGCACAGAGATTAGCTGAAAAAATAGCTGATTATTCTGAAGATAATGAGCCACACATAAAAGAACAAGCTAAAGCGTATCAGAATTTAATTTATGAAGTTAGTTTGATTTACATAAAAAATGCTATAAAATCATACAAAGCTAGTTTAATTCAAGAGCTAATAAAAGCCGGTGATGAAGACTTAGCAAAAATTATTAAGAGGATTTAACATGGCCATTACATCTACATTAACTACTAGTTTCAAGCAAGAGTTGCTTGAAGCTGTACACAACTTTAAAAACTCAGGCGGCGATACTTTTAAGTTAGCTTTATATACTAGTTCCGCAACACTTGGTGCAACTACAACTGCTTTTGTTACTACTGGTCAAGCTTCAGGCACTAACTATACTTCAGGCGGCGCAAATTTAACTAGAGTAGATCCAACTACTGGCGGAACTACAGGCTTTACTGATTTTGCAGATTTAACTTTTGGTACGGCTACTATTACAGCTAGAGGTTGCATGATTTACAACTCATCTGATAGTAATAAATCAGTAGCTACCATTGATTTTGGTGGAGACAAAACTTCAACCGCTGGTGACTTTACAATAGTTTTTCCAGCTGCTGCTGCATCTACTGCTATTATCAGAATAGCGTAAGGAGAAGAGCATGGCTCTTGTCCTCAACGATAGGGTAAAAGAAACCACTACCACTACAGGAACGGGCACCGTTAATTTAGGTGGTGCAGAAACAGGCTTTGAAACTTTTGTAGCTGGAGTTGGTGATGGCAATACCACTTATTATTGTATAACGGCAGGTGCTGAATTTGAGGTAGGCCTTGGTACTGTCACTGATGCTTCACCTGATACGCTTTCACGTACCACAATTTTATCTAGTTCTAATAGCGATAGTGCTGTTGATTTTAGTGCTGGCACCAAAGACGTGTTTTGTACTTTGCCGGCAAGTAAAGCAGTTTTTGAAGATGCAAGTAGCAATGTTACTTTGCCTGGAACTTTAGATGTTGATGGTGGTATTACTGTCGATAACATTACGATAGATGGCACAGAAATAGATTTATCAAGTGGTAACTTAACTTTAGATGCAGCTGGCGACATTATCCTTGATGCAGATGGTGGCGATATTACTTTTAAAGATGCTGGAACAGAAATCGGACATTTATCTAATTCATCTTCAGATTTCATAATATCAAGTGCTGTCAATGACAAAGATTTAAAATTTCAAGGTACTGATAATAATTCTGTAATAACTGCTCTTACCCTTGATATGTCCGAAGCAGGTAATGCCAGTTTTAATGGTTCAGTTACTGCCAATGCGGGTGTGGTAGTCGATAATATCACTATTGATGGTACAGAAATAGATTTATCAAGTGGTGATTTGACAATAGACGCTGCTGGTAGAATTGATCTTAGTGCTGACGATAATGGTGAAATAAGATTATTTGATGGTTCTTCTATGTACGCACAGTTTAAAGACGATAGCGATAGATTAAGCATACAAGCGTTAATATCAGATGCTGATATGTTATTTGTTGGTAATGATGGTGGCTCAGAAGTAACTGCACTTACTCTTGATATGTCAGAAGCTGGTAATGCAAGTTTCAATGGCACAGTAACGGCTAATGCTGGTCTAATTGCTGACAACATAACTATAGATGGCACAGAAATAGATTTATCTAGCGGTGACTTAACAATAGATGTAGCAGGTGGAATTAATCTTGATTCTGATGGCGGTGAAATTAGTTTTAAAGATGGTGGCACTGAAATAGGTAAATTTAACAATAGCTCTAGTGATTTTTCAATAGAAGCAGGAGTACAAGATAAAGATATATTATTTAAAGGTAATGATGGTGGTTCTGGTATAACTGCTCTTACCCTTGATATGTCCGAAGCTGGTGCTGCAACTTTTAATGATAACGTCACAGCTTTTTCAGATGAAAGACTGAAAGATAATATTGAAACTCTAGAAGATAGTTTAGACAAAGTAGAACAACTTAGAGGTGTAACTTATACCAGAGATGGCAAAGAAAATATTGGTGTTATAGCTCAAGAGATAGAAAAGATTTTACCAGAAATAGTATTAACTGCTGATGACGAAATGGGCACTAAGTCGGTTGATTACAGCAGAATAACTGCGGTACTAATTGAAGCTGTTAAAGATTTATCAGCAAGAGTAAAAGAATTAGAGAGTAAATAATGGCATTACCTACAAGCGGAGCATTAACTTTAGACGCTATCCATGTTGAAGCTGGCGGTTCTACTGGCACTACTTGTTCTTTAAACGATACTGATATAAGAGGATTGACTGCTGCTGCTGGAAAAACTATTAATAGCACTCAAGGAACAACTGTAGATTTTGACGATTTTTATGGCGCTTCAAGTATACCAGCAGATGTTTCTACAACTTTGACTACTGGTCATACTTCTGTCACAACTACCGTAGATTATGTAGGATCTCACAGAACAAGCAGCAGAGGTTTTGATGCCGGTCCTCTTTCTGGTCAGGACGGTGGTAATACAAGCTATGGAAGTCTATCCACTACAACTTTTACTAATTATTTTGGTGGAAATGCTGTTACAAGAGTACTTGCTACTGGAGTTACTTTTACTAATAATACTGCTTTAGCAGTAATTTCAAATCCTTATACCTTTCTAGTTGGAACAGCTACAGCAAATGTTGCTAATTCTGACTCATCCTTTAAACAAGTGGTAGTAGGTAGTTCTACTTTTAATAGGTCAGATGCTACTTATACCACAGCAACAGGTTTAAGTCGTTGGGAATGGAGTGTATCTGGAGTTCCACCAGATAGTACCTCTACTGCTTGGCCACCATTTCCTGCTTCAGGCAGCACTGTAACAGTTACTTTTAAACAAGCTTAATATGAGTCAAATTAAACTAGAAATACAATCTACAGAAAGTAGTCTACCTGGAATTAAACCAGACATAGATGAAAATAATGTTTCTTTTAATAGACTAACTCTTAAATCTGAACATCCAGTAACAGAGGAACTTTACTATTGGGAATTTAATAAAAATGATAGCAAAAATCTTATAATAAAAGAGGGAGATAATAGTTATGTAGAATCTGATGATATAGAGTATCTTCAAGATTCTTGGGCAGCAGATAATTATGATAAAGCTTTATCTAAAATTTTCCGAACTGCTGTGAAAGATGTTGATGTTCCTGATGAATGGTGGGACACGATTAGAATAGTTCCAATAAATTCTGCTATGTGGGATGACGTATACGTTAATAAAGAAAAAATTAAAAAAGATTATTCTGTTGGGTGTGTTGGAGATGAAAAAGATAAAATAGATAATTTAATTGCAAAAATAACTGAAAAATTCCCAAACGAACATAATTTTTTTAGTAACGAGTACAATATTATTGGTGAATATGTAGATAATCATACAATTAGACCACCATATAAGTCTCAAAAAACAGTTACTGTTTATCACATGTATTATAACAAAGCTTGGTTTCAAGAATTATTAACAGAATATAAAGTTCCAGATTATTCTTATCTATATGCGTTTTGGGTTGGTTTAAAATATGATCTTGAGTTAAGTGAAAGATACCTTAAATTAGTTATTGGAGACACTGAAAGAACAAGTAACTATCAAGAACATCCTGATACATTTATACCTAGACCTAAAATACCAGTTAATGTACGCTCTTATTTTGCAAAAATTTATAAACCAGATGGGACTGAAGCAGACGAGTACGATATTTTTTTTACTACAACACCTTCAATAATGAAAAAGTATTGTGAAGAAAATAATTTAGATTTTCCACTTCCAGAAGAAAAAGAAAAAGAATACATTTGGACTTATGGTTTAGTTTATGACAAAAATACTTTAGAAATAAAACAAGTTAAAGGATATATAAAAGTAGCTCAAAATGCGGAAAATTGGTTAGTGTGATAACAGATTTAGATACAAAAAAAATTAATAAAAAGTTTAACGAAAAAATTAAACTAGAAAAAGAATATAGAAAAAATTTTAAAAAAATTTTTTATAGTGAAAAAACAAAACATAACGATAAGCTATAATCAATAAAAATAATATTAAAATAATATGTTAGGTTTAGTTGCATTTTCTGAAGCTCCTTTTTCAGATTTAGGTGTTACTGGGGTTCCAGTAACAGTAACTCTTAGTGGTGTTAGCTCGACTTCTGGTTTAGGCACTGTTTCTATTGTAGCTAAAGCTAATGTAGTTCCAACAGGACAATCAGCAACAGGTTCCGTATCAGGAGTTGGTGTAAATGGAGATGCTGTAGCAGTCTTACCAACTGCTGTTGCAACGGTAGGTGGGGTTACAGTAGATGTAGATGGAGAGGCAAATGTTCCAGTAGCAGGATTAAGTGCTACAGGTAATGTAGGGTCTGTAACAGTTCATCATAATGCCGTAATTACTTTGTCTGGTTTAGCAGGTACGAGTGCTCTTGGAACAGCTACTACAGTAGCAAAAGCAAATATAAGCATATCTGGTGTATCAATTACTGGATCTGTAGGATCTGTAACTTTAGTAGCAAAAGCAAATGTAAGCACATCAGGGCTAGCTGGCACAAGTACATTAGGTACAATATCTATTGCTCTGGGAATGACAGTCCAAATCACGGGACAATCTTCTATAGGATCTGTTGGTAGTCTTACCGTTACTTCAACAGCAAATATTACACCAATAGGAGTTGTTGCTACTGGTTCAGTCAGTGAAAATTTAATAATTTGGTTCGAGTTTGATAGCACACAGACACCAAATTATAGTAATATTACTGAAACACAAACTCCAAGCTGGTCTAGTATAACTGAAACACAAACACCAGATTGGGAAGATGTAGCATAGAGGAAAGAACATGGCAACTTACGTTAACGATTTAAGGTTAAAAGAAATTAGCACAGGTGATGAATCAGGAACCTGGGGATCTTCTACAAATCGTAATTTAGAATTAATTGCGGAAGGATTTGCCCGTGGCACTAAAGATTGTTTTAGTTCAGATGCTGATGCAACTGAAACCATGGCTGATGGTGCTACTGATGAAATAAGAAAACTATATTTAAAAGTAACCTCTTCAGCCACGCTAAGCGCTACTAGAACTTTAACCCTAGCTCCAAATACAGTATCTAAAGTTTGGATTATTGAAAATGCTACTACTGGTAGTCAAGCAATTAATATTTCTCAAGGTAGTGGTGCTAATGTACAAATACCAAATGGCGAAGTAAAAGTTGTCGCTACTGATGGCGCAGGATCTGGTGCAGCAGTTTATGATTTATTTACAGATTTAAATGTTGCTGGTAGCTTTAAAGTGTCCAGTGACTTAACAGTTGGTGGAGATCTAACCGTTAGCGGTGATGATATTACTTTAGCGACTAATACTGCGGGTCATTTATTGGTAGCTGATGGCACCAATTATAACCCAGTGGCTTTATCTGGCGATGCAACTATAGCTAGTAATGGAGCAATAACTATTGCTAACGATGCAGTCGAACAAGCTATGATTGCAGATGATGCAGTGGGTGCAGATCAACTTGCCTCAGATGCAGTGGTTAATGCTAGTGTCGCTTCTGGAGCTGCAATCGATGCTGCTAAAATTGCTGATGGTAGCGTTAGCAGTGCAGAGTTTCAACATTTAGATGGCGTTACCTCTGCAATACAGACTCAAATAGATACAAAAACTACATTGGCTGCGGTTTATCCAGTCGGTTCAATTTATATTAATGCGACAAATAGCACCAATCCTGGCACTTTATTAGGTTTCGGTACATGGGTAGCTTTTGGAGCAGGTAGAGTTCCTGTCGGTATAGATTCATCTGATACAGATTTTGATACTGCTGAAGAAACAGGCGGTGCAAAAACTGTAAGTTTATCAACAAGTCAATTACCTAGTCACACTCACAGCATAAGCTATACTGAAAGCGGACCTGGTGGGGCTAATATTAATGCTACTTTTTTTGCTGGTATAGAAAACAATACTGGTGGAGCACTAAGTCATACTACCGGTTCAACAGGCAGTGGTTCTGCTCACAACAACGTGCAACCGTATATAGTCGTATATATGTGGAAAAGAACTGCGTAGTCGTAGTATACTTTTTAAATGAAAAAATTAGTTTGGTTAAGCCTAGCTTTGTTATTGTCCATACCTATGCACGCTGCTCAAACAGGCGATTGCACTATGGGGTCACAATATTGTGAAGGTAATAGTTTAAATACTGTTAATACTACTACTACGACAAACACCAATACAAATAATAATACGAACACGAATAATAATACGAATGTCTCTACTAACACTAATACCAACACCAATTCAAATACTAATGTTAGTACTAGCACTAGTAATGTTAATTCTACTGCTACTCAAACTGTAACAAATACCAATACCAATAATTCTACCAACACTAATACAAGCACCAGCACTAGTACCGTTAGCACCAATAATCAAAATGTAAACACCAATAACAATACTGCGGTAAATACGAATAACAATACATCTACTTCTACGCAAAAAATAGAACAAGATATTAACTCACCACCTGCTTCTGCTATTGCACCTAGCATCATGTCCTACTCACAAGATCTTTGTACCACTGGTGTGTCAGGGGCGTTTCAAGGTCAACTTTTTGGTTTATCAGGTGGTAAAGCCGTTCGAGACGAAAATTGTGAAAGATTAAAATTATCAAAATATTTGTATGACACTGGTATGAAGGTAGCTTCAGTAGCAATACTTTGTCAAGACTCTAGAGTATTTAAAGCTATGGAAATGGCAGGCACACCTTGTCCTTACCTAGGCAAAATAGGTGAAGAAGCCTCGGTTGCTTGGGTTGTTAATAAAACAGATCGACCTGATTATTTAGAACGCAAAGCAAAATATATAGCCAGCTGTAGTAAAACTAAAACAGCTAAAGGCATAAAGAAAAGTAGACGTACGTGTGAAAAAGAATTTAATAATTCTTAGTCTTTTAATTAGTAATTTTTCTTTTGCTAATTATATCTATGAAAACAATCAACCATTATTTGATTTAAAAACAAATGATATAGCTACCTCTCATAATTTAGGTGTAGGAGACGACCGAGTATCTTCTGTTTTTAATTTAGATTTTACTTTTACTTTTTATGGCGTAGATTTTACCACTGCAAGAATGGCCACTAACGGTTGTTTGCATTTTGGATCTTCAGGAGGTTACTGCAATGATTACACACCTGATCCATTACCTGAGATTACATATAGTTTATATCCTTTCTGGACTGATTTAATACGAGATAATGGTTCAAAAGTATTAGCTAAAAATTTTACTGACAAAAGTGTATTTGGTTGGTACGACTTACGAGAATATAACAGAGGTAATACCGATAATTCTTTTGAAGTTATTTTATGGAAGTCAGATGACAGTTTTGAATTTAGATATGGTGGTTTAAATATAATTAATCATGATGTGTTGATTGGTGAACAAGGAAACACAAACGAACTTTACACTTATTATTATCACGATCAATGTGGCAAAGGCACAACTAATAGCTCTTTTTGTGTAAGTCAAACATGGAATAACTCTGCTATGAACTCCGCGTTAGAAAACGGTGGAAGTTTATATGGAGTTAGTTCAGGTAATGGTATTGACTGTTCTAACCCACTTAACGATCCTACTTGCCCTGGCTATTGGGAAGCTTTTGATGACCAACAATGTGACTTAGACCCACAGTATGCACCTTTTTGTCCAGGCTATAGATTTGAACAAGACATTGGTTACTTTGTTATAGAAGAAGAATTTGATTATGGTTTTGTTGACGAACAAGACCTGATAGCTATGGGTACTTTTGTTGAAGAACCAGAAATTTTTTTGTATGAAGAACCAGTATTTTTTGAACCTATTTTTGTAGACCGCCCATTTCGTGAAGAAGAAATATATTTGGACCCACTGCCAGATATATATGAACTACCAATTGAACTAATAACTTTGACTCCTTTTGAAGAACCTTTTGAACTAAGTATGCGACTAGAAGAAGAGTTTTTTCCTGAAGAAATAATAGAACTAGAAGAGATAGAAGAGTATTTTGAGCCTGAATACGAGGAAGAAGTTGAAGAACTAGTAGCAGAACTAGAAGAACCTGAAATAGAAGAAGTGATAGAGATAGAGGTAGAAGCTGTAACAGTAGGTAAAATAGATGAAAAGTCTGGTATTACCCAAACTCAATTAGATGTAGTAGCACAAACAGTTAGTGCTGCAGCTAACAGTGTTAGTGGCACTACTGCAGGCACTGAGGTGCATGCTACTAGCAGCAATAGTTTTGATATGAGTATGAGCACTAACGGTGGGGGTATGCAGAACATTACTGAGCTAGGATCTGAAGCAGTTGCAACAACTACAGTTAATGTAGCTGTAAACAACACAGAACAAGCAGCCGTAGACAATGCACAAGAAGTAGATAAATCAGAAGCAGATACAATCGCTGATAATATTATCGCTCAAAATTTAGAAGACCAAGCAGAACAAGTTATTGAAGAACGTGCCACTACTGATGAATATGGAGACGAGCAAAAAATTATTGCTTACATTAATTTTGTGCCTGGTTTTGATGTCTATACTAATACTGTTTTACCAATAAAACCTGATTGGTATGCAACAAAACTAATCTATACCGATAAATTAATAGCAGATAATGTTCTAGCTTTTAAAGAATTATCTGGTATAAATTACCAAAAACTTGATAAAATAATTAAATTACAACCGAATCTATAACATGGAATGGCTTAAAGGAAAACTAGGACAAGTAATTGCAGTAGCTGCTTTAATCAGTACCATTGCTGGATTTGGTTATACTGGTGCAGGCTATGTGGCTAGACTAGAAGCAGTAGAAAAAAAATCCGGAGTTTCCTATGCTAGTCAGTTAAAAGCTTTAGATAATACGGACAATTCTTTAACGCAAGATATTATAGTGTTACGTGGCGAAATAAAAACCTTACGTAATGAACTAGATATTTTATCTAATCAAGTTATAAGAATTGAAAAGAAACAGGATGACACAGGGAATCCTTTAATTACTATTAAGTAGAGGTAAATATGAAACATCGTAAAAGAAAAATGAGCATGGGCGACGAAGACATGGGCGCTATTGCTAGAATGGAAAAAGGCGGCATTGTTAAGATGATGAAAGGCGGCAAAGTTGCCTATAAAAAAGGTGGCCTTGTAGAGGACATTCAAAAACTAGAAGGCGGTGGTAAAAGCAAAGGTTTTCCAGATTTAACTGGCGACGGTAAAGTTACCTACGCTGATATTTTAAAAGGCAGAGGTGTAAAATGACGGAACTACTAACACTAATAATTCTTATTGTTGGCGCTGGTTTTGCTCTTAAATACCTTGCTCCAAGTAAATTTGAAAACATAAAGAAAAATATTTTAAGTTGGTTTAACAAATAAAATGGCTAGAGCAACTGTCGCAGAAATAGATAAAAGATTATCCGCACATGAGGCAGCTTGCGAAGTTAGATGGCGTGAAAATTGGCGTCGACTAGAAACAATTGAAACCGAAGTAAAATCAATCAATAAAAGCATTAGAGGAGGCTTGGTATTTTTTGGCACAATCATGCTGACAATTACTGGGTTTATGTTAAAAATCACTCTCTTCTAATTTATTTTTTCGTGTAAAATGAAAAAATGGCACTAAGAAAAATAACTTTTCGACCCGGAATAAATCGCGAAGGAACCTCTTATGATAATGAGCTAGGTTGGTTTGATTGCAATTTAATTCGTTTTCGTATGGGTCGACCGGAAAAATTTGGCGGTTGGCAAAAACTTTTAACCTCTACCTATCAAGGCACAGCTAGAGCTTTGCATAATTTTGTGTCGTTAGCTGGGGTCAAGTACTTAGGCGTGGGTACGCATTTAAAATATTATTTAGTAGAAAACAACAACGCTTTTAATGACATTACACCGATTAGAAAGACTAGCACCAACTCTATAACTTTTGCTGCTACT